TCCTATCATATTTAATTCATTCATTGCTATTTCTGTCATTGCTATTGCTGAAGTTGCAATGTTACTTGATGCTCCTTTCTTTGATGAGAAATCTCCTAACTTAATTGTATCAACGTCTGCTCCTAATGTTTGCATTGAAGTCATAACATCTACTGCTGTAAGTTTAGTAATCGGAGATTGAAATTGTAATGGAATAGAATTAGAGCCTATTGAATCTCCTGTATAGTTTGCACAATATTGTCTTTTCTGGTCTGCTATTTCTAATAAAGTTGTTCCACTTATTGATGTTGGAACGTTCTCTACTAAAACCAATACCGCTGTGCTTACTGACCCAAGATTCCAATCGCCCATTTTATATCACCTTAAAAATCTACACTACCAATTCTTAGCCAATCTGTTCCTGAATCATTTAAGAACACTTTATCTGCTAATGTATCATAAGCTATAACTGCTCCACTTTGTCCACCTATTCCTATACCTTGACCTGCAGGGCATACAATACCACTTGGATTTCCTTGAACGAACATTAATGAAGCTCCACCACCAAGATGTTGTTTCATTCCTGATACTAAACCTTGAACTGTGCTTCCTGTTGTATCTGTTGCCATATTATATCACCTTTGTTATATTAGCGTTACAATTTGGACAATGTAAATCTGTTCCACATTTCCCTGCTCCGCTTGTAATTTCCATTGTAGAACCGCATTTACTACAAATTAAATTTGGATTAATCTTTGGTTCTTCTTTTACTACAACTGGTTTAGTTGCAGCTTTTCCTTTTTTAGTTAATTTAAATGCTATTGTCATTTTGTATCACCTTATGCTACATGAATTTCTCCAGATTCTCCTGCTGTATCTGTGGTTCCCCAACAATTAGAAAGCCACATTGTTGCTGGTATAAAAGCTCCAGTTCCTGCTGCTTTAAATGTTAATTCTGTTGATGACGTTGGATTTATTTCGCATCCAAAAGTACATCCTGTAAGAGTTCCAACACAACCTGTTGCATCAATATATCTATTAGTTCCACCAGAAGATAATGCTGGTAACGACGTAAATGTGCAATTTTTAACCGTCACTCCATTAATACCTGAACCTGCGCCTTTAAGATATAAATTACAATTTGTATTTGCTGCTGGACCACTCATTATACAATCTTCAATTATCCAATCTTGTGGTTGTGTATTAGAGGTTCCAACTAAACATACATCAATTTCATTCTTATAGAAATTACAGCCTGATACTAACAACTGCCATGCGTTTCCTGCTGCTGTTGTATAAATTCCACCACCATCTGCAACTTTTGTAGTAACTTTACAGTTTTTAATATGACAATTAACTATACTTGTTCCAAATGCTGCTTTAGCTGCATAATCATCGTCTAATAGAATTCCACCACCTGTTGAACCTGCGCCATTAATACCAATGTTTGCTATCAAACATCCTGGTGCTCTAACAGTAATCATTGCTGTTGAACCTGCGCCTATCTTAATTTGTGGTAAACCACCTTGTGTTCTTCCTCTATTTACACCAATCAATGCTAAATTTGATGCTGCATAAGGTATAATAACTGTCTCTGCATAACTTGTTGGGTCGCCTGTATAATCTACTATTGTTTTTGCTGCTACATAAACAACATCACCAGAACCTGCAACTGCCATTGCTTCTGTTATTGTTAGAAATGCCTCCTTCCAAGTTGTTCCATCTCCAGAACTACCTGTTGCTTGACTTCCGTCTACATACCAAGTGTTAGCATCTCCATCTGGGAAAATAGTTCCAACATTACCTGTTGCTTGGCCACTTACATCGAGATTTTTAACTCTAAAATCTCTTCTTCTTAATCCATCTGCCATTTAATTTCACCTACTCGATTAATTATAATCACTGACATACTATCAGCCATTCGGTATATTCACGTATTGTGAACAATTTAAATAAAATAAAAAAATAAAAAAAATACTACATTTAAGATGTAGTAATATTTGCAACTGCACTGCTTCTCAAAATTGCTACTACGATTCTCTGTGTAATTGTAGCTGCGCTCATGTCATATGTTGGTAAATCAAAGTTCTGTATGCTAATAGGTCTTTTTTCTGCTATTGCATAAGCTTTTTGTTTATCAGTCACATAAGCATATTTTGAGTATGTTGTGCTTGGTGCTGCGTTTGTTGAAAATCTAAGAACATTCAATCCGTAGATTGTTCCTAAAAATCCGCTTGCAATCATTGCTGTGTTACCAACTTTGTTTGCTTCAACAAATGTATCGATGTTTCTTAAATCGTTAAGAACTTCGTTACCTACAAATAGAGTTGTTGCGTTATAATCTGCATCATCAAGATACTGAATAGCTCTTGTTATGTTTGCGATTGTTATTGCCGCTCCACCTGTAACTGTGTTCGCTGCGCCATCCAAGACTGCCAAAACAAGACTTGTTTCGTTCTCTGCAAATCTTTTTCCTGCAATTCTTGTGTTGTGCTCAAGAAGAGGCCATTTTGAATCCTCTTTCATTTCTTCAGTAATCCTAATTGCTACACCATATTTCAGAGGTTTCAAATTAGTGCTTGTATATTCTACTTCATCAAGAGGTATTTCTGCTCCTTCTGAAACAAGTCTAATGCTCAATGTATTCTCTGTCATTAAATCGATGTCAACACTAGACCCTGGAATTTCTCCTGGACCCATTACAATTGCTGCTTCACTTCTTGGAATCAAAGTTTTATCTTGCTCATCAATCATGGTATCATAGATTTTCTTAGCAATAAGCAAACTTCCTTCAGTTCCGTCTTCAGTGCTTAAATATTCCTTTAAATAATTTAATTCTGCCATTTCTAATCACCCATGTATATCGACTATTAAGTAGCCGCCTGATGCTCCTGCTGTTACTGCTCTTCCGATTGGTCTTAGTGCTGTAAGATTTGCTGCTACTGAACCAACTGTCTGAACTTGCTGACCATCACATTGTACTAATGTTCCTGCTAATACAGTTGCATCTGTTGGAAGTATAAACATTCCTCTTGTTGCTACTGATAAAAGTCCGCCTGATGCTGCTGTGTTTAATGCAATTCCATTAAACATAGTACCACTTGCGCTATTGTGAAATAAAATATCTCCTGTTGCATATGAATTTGCGCCAGATGATACTACCCCAGTTGCGCCACTTGCTGCTACAAACATTCCACCTGAAACTATTTCTCTTGCTTTACCAGAAATAATTCTTGGTGTTCCGCCATCAGCAACTATTACTGCTCCTACTGGATTCATAACCATTTTTCGTCACCTATTTCTTATACATAGTAAAGCCGCTACCAATATTGCTTCTCTCTATAACGAATTCGTTAAGAGGATTTTCTTTTGGTTTTTCCTTTACTATTGCTCCTTTTGTTTTTGTTGCTAATTTCTTGAAATCTTTTAGAGATTCTCTAAGAGTTTTCAATTCTTCTTTTATGTCAGAGATTGCTGATTCTTCTGAAGGTGCTGGTTCTTCATCTGCTTCTTCCGCTACAGGTTCTTCTTTAGCTGGTTCTTCAACTACAGGTTCTTCTTTAGCTTCTTCTGCTGGTGCTTCTTCAGCCGCAGGCTCTTCAACTACAGGTTCTTCTGCAGGTGCTTCTGCCTCTTCCTTTAGATTCTTCAAAGCTTCTTTAAGCTCTGTCATATCTTTTTGTAATTCCTCAAGTTCTGTCATTTTATTATGACCTCCTGGTTGTCTTTATCATACGTTGTGCTTTAACAATGTCAATACCCAATCTAAGTTTATCAACATCTTCTTTGAGTGTTTCAATAGAATTTCCAGATTTTTTCCCTTCAAACTTCTCCATCATTGCTTGTGCAAACGATGCATTAGGGTCTGCTGGAACTGCTACAAGACTAAGTTCTACAAAATCTATTCCATGTGGTATAAGTTGTTCTCCTTCTTCAACTTCTGCCACCATCGCTCCAATAGATACTGTGCTTAATCTGCCATCTTTTATCATTTCTTGATATTTAGGTTCATGTATTTTCCCTTCAAATATTACAGCTTGAATAGAATTATCAAAAAATGCTCTCTTAACTTTGCCTATAATATTATCAATAAGATTGCCATGGTCTTTTAAGATTGGTTTACCTTCAAGAGTATGTGCCGCTTTCATAAGCTCTTCTGATGTATATGTCACGCCATTTCTTGTAGTTGTAGAATTTATTGCTACTCCTTTAATCATAAACTCATTCCCAAGAGAGAAACTTTCTTTTATAGGAACAAAGAACTGATAGTCATATTTTTCTGTCATTTTACTTTCCTCTTTAGAATTATTAGATTTTAATCTTGGCATAACTAAAAATATATTTTTACTTATATTTAAATCTTTTTATGTTAATTATATAATTAAGGTGAAAGAAAGAAGAATTACTTCTTCTCCTCTACCTTTGGTGTTTCTAATTTCTTCTCTACTTTTTTAGGTATTA